TATGAAACATGCTAACATCAGATGGAGGGAGACAGTTAAGCCTACACTTATTCAGCTAAAGCAAGTCAACTTTGTACACGACGAGTGGCAGACTGAGGTTTGTGGCTCTATGGCAGAGGCTGAAGAAGTAGGTAGACATCAGAGAGAAGCACTTGAGTGGGCTGGAGTAGAGTTTGGGGTATACTGCCCACTTGCTGGCTCAACAGAAATAGGAAGGAATTGGTATGAGACACACTAAGGAGAGTAACAATGAGCAACGTACCTAGTCGTATCACTGATATGATCCGTAGGTTTGATGAAGAGTGTGGGTCAAAAGGCCACAGCTTTGCTGACAGCCCCTTACAAAAAGGTTGGTTATACTGCCAAGGTTGTGGGGTAACTAAAGAAAAGGAGAGCAAGTAATGCGAATATTTTTAATTACTGCCGCGCTGTTAACGTCTTTATCAGCGTGTTCATCATCGCCGCTACGTACTGCTGACTATGCAGACGCAGCTTCAACCGCGATGGTTATTGCTAGTGGAGGTGTTGAGCTAAACCCTCTACTCGGGGCACTGGGCGACGACCTAGCTGCACCCTTGTCACTGGTTGTCAGTGCAGGAGCACGGTATGCTATTGATGAGTTCATCCCGCCGGAACAACAACCAGTGTACCACCACGTCTTGTCAACAGCAAAGATAGCGTTGGTTTGTAATAACCTAGGTGTGGTATTTGGCTTTGAGCCTGTTGGTTTACTTGTCGTAGCTATTGGATGTGGTACAATCTACCACTACGCCTCTACTCTTGAGGAGGCCTAAGTGATGACTTGACATAACAACAAACTTGTGTTAGACTATACTTCTCATAACAAAAAGGTAATATAACATGGCTTCTACAACAACAGAGCTTAAGATTAGCGGTACAATCATGTGGGCAAAGGTCTTCGAGCGTAATCGTGACCAAGGTGAGTTCCACACAGAGACAGACGGTGCTTGCACAGTTAACATGATCCTAGAGAAAGAAGAACTGGATAAGCTTAAAGCTGCTGGTTCACGTCTACGTCCAAATATCACAGACGATGGCCTTAGTGTTAAGTTCCGTCGTGCGTTTAAGAACCCAGTAGCAGAAGACTTCGGTGGTGCTCCACAGGTTGTGGACGGTGAAGGTAACGACTGGGACGACTCTATCTCTATTGGCAATCTGTCTAAAGGTACTGTAGCCATTACAATCTACGAGACTAAGATGGGTAAAGGTACACGACTAGAGGGATTGCAAGTCACTGAGTTGGTAGAGTTTGCCACAGATGGTGGTTCCTATGAAAAGAAACTTCCTTTCTAATGACAAAAACAATTAACACATTAGTCAAAGACATCAATGATGTGATTGATGGGAAAGGTGGCTGGGATGAGACAATTACAGAGTTCTTCCTCACAGAGCTTGGAAGCGTACTTAACGCTAGGTTCGGTTCAGATGAGCACCCGAGGGGAACTCTGCGAATGTCTAACTTGGGATCACCATGTCCTAAGAAACTCTGGTATGCAATCAACCGGCCTGATGAGGGCGAGGTATTTCTACCAAACACCAAACTCAAGTTCCTTTATGGAGACATTCTTGAAGCACTTATGGTATCCTTGGCAATTGCCTCCGGGCACAAAGTTGAAGGATGTCAGGACGAGTTGTATATCCAAGATATTAAGGGACATAGAGACTGTGTTATCGACGGAATTACAGTTGATATCAAGTCAGCGTCTGCGTTTAGTTTCAAGAAGTTTAAGGACGGAGGGTTGCGCGATAACGATGCCTTTGGATACATTTCACAGCTCTCTTCTTACGTCTATGCAGGAAAGTCCACCGACGTCCAGTCACACCACACGATTGGAGCTTTCCTTGTTGTAGACAAACAGTCAGGAGATATCTGTCTGGATGTACACGACCTAACAGATGACGTTAAGGGTAAGGAAGATGAGGTGTCCTACCTTAAGACTATGGTGGAGAGCGACAAACCACCAGCACGATCCTTTGAGCCTGTACCGGATGGTGGTTCAGGTAACATGAAGCTTGGTACTAACTGTTCCTACTGTGCCTTTAAGCACCTATGCTGGCCCGGTGTTCGTACCTTCCTTTACTCTGGTGGCCCACGCTACCTTACTACAGTGGCTAGACAACCACAAGCACACGTCTTTGAGGTAAAGTAATGAAAACAGCATCAGCTAAAGCAAAAGGACGGAGGCTACAACAAGACGTAGCTAAGAAGATTCTAGAAGCTTTTCCTAGCCTAGAAGAAGACGATGTTAGGTCAACCGCTATGGGCCAAGGGGGGGAGGACGTACAACTCTCCCCTGCGGCTAGGCGTCTGTTCCCTTACTCAATCGAGTGTAAGTCTAGGGCAAGCTTTGCTCTCTACAAAGACTTCGATCAAGGTGTAGCAAATACACCAGAAGGTTCAGAGACTATTCTTGTCTTCAGGGGAGATAGGAAGAAAGCACTGGTAGCTACCACACTGGACCACTTTATAGAATTAACTGGAAGGACACAAACAAATGACTGATTACACAAGCGTAGCCGTAACTCTCCGCAATCAACCTACTGACTACTTTGAAGGTGCTGACGAGGTTGGCTTTATTAATGGTTTCCTAATTATCCAAATTGGACGGGAACAACATCACTTCTCTGTAGCTGAGATAACTCACTTCTCATTCGTTGGACCAGAAGAGCCAGAGGAAGTAGTTCCTCCCACACTGACCATTGTTAACTGATGATCCTTGTGACAACGTAGAACATTGGTTTAGAGGGAAAGGAAAGAAAAATGCAAGCTAGATACATAGACCATATGGGTACAGACCTTAGTGTAGTTAATGCTGCACGGGTAAGCTTTAGTAAAGAGAGTGCACTAGTAGACGGTGAGCTTTCTAAGGCTGACACGAGCCTAATCCAGTTCCTAGCTCGTGGGTGTACGTCAGGTGACTGGGATCAACTAAAGTTGGACCTTTTAGTTGCAGCCGATCCTTGGCAAAAAGAGGATATGCTTGACCCCATAATGAATCACCTCAAGAACATGCCTACACACTGGACACCCTTTGGTCACACTGCAATTACACTACACATGAAGGCACCTCTATTTGTAGCCCGTCAGTTAGGTAAGCATCAGACAGGCCTAGTGTGGAATGAGGTTAGTCGTCGGTATGTGTCAGATGAACCTGAGTTCTATCGATCTGAAGTGTGGCGCAAGGCTGCTGCTAATGTAAAACAGGGTAGCTCAGATGAGGCTGTAGACCTTAAATCTGAGTACGTATGGTGTGATGATAACACCCCTAAGTATGGGTGGGACGACTACACTCTTTATGAACTTTACCACGAACATCTAGAAAGAGAAGCACTGCTGTACCAAAAAATGCTGGAGCGTGGAGTATGCCCTGAGCAAGCCCGTATGGTCCTACCTCAGTCTATGTATACTGAGTGGTACTGGACGGGTAATCTTTACGCCTTCGCTAATGTATTCATCCAAAGGACAGACAGCCACGCACAGAAAGAAACACAGGAGATAGCACACCAGATAGGTTCTATCATCAGCCCACTATTCCCTGTATCATGGAAGGCTTTGACACAATGAGTAGCACAGAGATTGAAGAACCACCAGTACACATCCTAAAATCAGCAGAGGTCCATGTATTTGATCGTGTCAACTACAGAGGAACTGGTGCTCGGTATGTGGCTAAGTTCTACCCCTACAGTAGCTTTCCTATTATCTTTAAGGGTGACACCTACGAGGGGGTAGTGGAGTCTATTGAGACTTTTAGAGAAGAACAACTGGCGATCCATGAGAAGGGTTTTCTTAACCGAGCAGCCGGGGCTAAGAAACGTAAGGATGCTAGAGATAAGAAGGAAAAAGCTTAATGACAACACATTTAGTAATACCAGACCCACACGCTCACCCAGACTTCTCTAACGATAGGGCGGACTGGCTAGGGCAACTCATCAAGGATGTCAAGCCAGACGTAGTTATCAACTTAGGTGACGCTGCTGACCTATCTTCCTTGTCTTCATTCGACAAAGGTAAGGCTTCTTTCCACGGTAGAAATTACAGTAGTGATATAGTATCACACCTTGACTTCCAAGAGAGAATGTGGTATCCTAGTAGGAAGACAAAGAAGAAGCAACCACGTAGAATTGTTTTAGAGGGCAACCATGAGCATCGGATTAAAAGAGCTATCGAACTCAGCCCGGAACTTGAGGGTGAACGCTTTGGTGTATCTTTCAAGGATTTGGACTTTGACAGCTACTACCAAGAAGTGGTTGAATACGACGGACAAACCCCCGGTATCATTTCAGTTGATGGTGTATCTTACGCTCACTTCTTTATTTCTGGTGTCATGGGTAGGCCTATTGGTGGTGAGCACCATGCTCATTCTCTTATTGCCAAAAACCATATTTCTAGCACCTGTGGTCATTCCCACCTTGTTGATTGGTCTGTTCGCACTAACCCTCTTGGTAAGAAGATTATGGGCTGTGTTGCAGGTGTCTACCAAGACTACCGTAGCCCGTGGGCTGGTAATGTCAACAACCTCTGGTGGTCCGGTGTTGTACTCAAAAGACAAGTAGAAGATGGTGTGTATGCACCTCAGTTCATCTCGATGGACCAACTTAGGAGAGAATACGGTGGAAGCTGAAATTAAACTACTACTAGACTCCTATGGTCTAGAGGGGTTACTAGAAGAAAATGATATCACACAAGAGTACGTTGTAAAACTTCTGTTTAGAGAGAAGATGCTTGAACGTAGTGACTTCTTTCAAGAGGAGGAAGACGAATGACTAACCAAGAAATGGTAAAAGAGTTTCACGAGAAGTTCTGCCCAGACCAGATTGAAGTAGACTGGTCGTACAAAGAGAACTTTGAACTGAGGCAAACACTCCTAGACGAAGAGGTAAAGGAGTTTCACGAGGCTTGGTCTGAGCCACCCTTCCACGGCTACGAGGAACACATCCTTAAAGAGCTTGCTGATATTGTCTACGTGGCATACGGCACAGCAGTAGCACTAGGGTTTGATCTAGACGAAGCCTTAAAGAGAGTTCACGCTTCTAATATGTCTAAGCTAGACATCAACGGTGAGCCTATTCGCAGGGAAGACGGTAAGGTACTCAAGGGTCCAAACTACTTCCTACCAGACCTTAGTAATCTTGTCCTATAAAGGAAAATAAATGAGTATTAGTTACGGCCCAACCCTTCGCATCAGTGAAGAAATCCATAAGATGAAGTACCGTGGTAGCGGTGAAAGTTTCAAAGAGGCTATGGCTAGAGTAGCTGAGTCCTTGAAAGACGATGATGAGCACTTCAGTAAGTTCAAAGACATTCTGTACAACATGCGTTTTCTACCAGCAGGTAGAGTTCAATCAGCTATGGGTGCTCCTCGAACGGTGACACCGTACAACTGCTTTGTCTCTCGTACTATTGCAGACAGCATGGACGGTATCGCTGATGCTTCTAAGGAAGCTGCTAAGACAATGCAACTAGGTGGTGGTATCGGTTACGACTTCTCCACACTACGTCCTAGTGGTGCCCTCATCAGAAGCCTTGAGAGCCGTTCTAGTGGCCCTCTTAGCTTCATGCAGGTGTTCGACGCATGGTGTAAGACTATCTCCTCAGCAGGCCACCGTAGAGGCGCTCAGATGGGTGTACTGCGGGTAGACCACCCAGACATTGAGGAGTTCATCACTGTTAAGAATAACACAGACAAGCTCACACAGTTTAACCTATCTGTAGGTGTGACTGATGAGTTCATGTTTGCTGTAGAGGCTGGGGGAGACTTTGACCTTGTGTTTGAGGGGAGAGTATACAAGACAGTCAAGGCCCGTGCTTTGTGGGATAAAATTCTACGCTCTACTTGGGACTGGGCTGAACCGGGGGTATTGTTCATTGACCGCATTAATTCAAAGAACAACCTACACTACTGTGAGACTATCGCGGCGACTAACCCATGTGGTGAACAGCCACTACCACCTTACGGTGCTTGTCTTCTCGGCTCATTCAATCTAACCAAGTACATCAAGCCATCTAAAAGGTACTATACCCCAGATGAAGTGTACTTTGACTACGATCAACTACGTCACGATATCCCACACGTAGTTCGTGCTATGGATAATGTAGTTGATCGTGCTACCTATCCACTACCACAGCAAGAGCAAGAAGCTAAGAACAAACGTCGTATGGGTCTTGGTGTAACTGGTGTTGCTAATGCTATCGAAGCTATGGGCTACAAGTATGGCTCAGACGCTTTCCTACAAGAACTCAGTTTCATCATGGCTATTATCCGTGATACATGCTATAATACGTCAGTTAGCCTAGCTATTGAGAAGGGTGCCTTCCCGTTGTATGACGAGAAGTTCCTTGACAGTGGGTTTGCTAAGACACTACCAGACGACATCCGAGAGCTTATCCGTACCCACGGTATACGTAACAGTCACCTTTTGTCTGTCGCACCTACAGGTACAATCAGCCTTACAGCAGACAATGTAAGCTCAGGTATCGAACCAGTCTTTAGTTACTTCTACGACAGAGTTATCCAAACTTTTGAGGGACCAATTACTGAGCGTGTAGAAGACTACGGTTACCGAGTGTTTGGTGTGAAGGGTGAGACAGCAGATAACCTTCCTGTGTTTGACCACGTTAAGGTTCTCAACCTTGCTTCTAAGTACGTTGACAGCGCCTGTTCAAAGACGTGTAACGTAGGTGACGAAGTAAGCTGGGAGGACTTTAAGGACGTTTACATGCGGGCTTACAAAGGTGGTTCCTCCGGGTGTACTACCTTTAGAGTATCAGGTAAGCGATACGGTATCCTTACTGCCTCTTCTGTTGAGGATGTAGTAGAAGAGCCAATCATTGAAGACAACAAAGACTTCGTGGACGAGGGTGGCGCTTGCTACTACGATCCATTGACCGGTCTTAAAACTTGTGAGTAGGAATTAAAATGCTAGAACAAATTAGATTCAACCTGAGCCTTTACTTTATCTTTGCTGGTATCAAACTGTGCCCCTATGAGGAGGTGAGGGAGACACTAAAGTCTTCCCTTATCCGGGGTTCAGATGAGGTGCTGAGGGGTCAACAATGATGGGGGCTACACTAGGCTTTTTTCTAGGGCTTACAGCAGGATTAGCGGTAGCAATTATTGTCTCTATACGTGCTGACTGGGAAAGAACTATGGTAAACAAAGCAATTTACAATGGTGATTGTAAGCCAGACAAGAATGGAAACATTGGCTGGGCAATCAAATGAAGGCCCGTGTATGGGTGGTAACAAACGACAAGGGTAATGTAGCGGCTGCATACAGTAACTACAAGGAAGCCACTAAACATATTGAACACTACGGTGGTGAGTTTACAAAGGTCTTAGTACAGGAGGTATTCATTAGTGAAGACAGAATCAGACGGTAAAGCCACAGCCTACTACGACTTCCCCGAGGGTGCAAAAACTCTACATGACCTAATCAAGCACCGTGGGATGTCCTTTGAGCAAGGTTCAATCTTTTTGGTAGCTTACAATCTAGGTCATGCTTCTGATGTTGCTTATAATTATGACCTGCCCGAGGGTGCAGAGACACTTAATGATTTGATTGAGTACCGTGAGATGTCCTTTGGACAAGGTAACATCTTTAAGGCAGCTTACAGGTTAGGTAAGAAAGTTGGTATTGACGACACGTATGACTTGAACAAGATTATTTACTACGCTGAACGTATGTTAGCTAACAAGAAAGGAAGCTAAATGTTTTTACCAATTATCTTAGTATGTAACCTAGCTACAATGGACTTGAGTGTTGACCCACCTATTGCGGACTGCCAGAACCTTTACTCAAGACAACTCGCACGTACTCTTTTAGAGTGTCAACAGGACTTGGTAGATAATGGTATACCGCACATGCGAAATGAGTATGGAGACTACACCCTAATTGTTATTGACTGCCTTGAGGTAGGTATTCCCGCTATTATGGGTGTTATGACATCTGACTAACCCAGTTACAGTAGGAGATTAAGGGTATGAACAAAGTATATTTAGTCTGGTGGAAGTGCCCTTACCACGGAGATAAACACGTAGAAAAAGTGTATCTTACTAAAGAAGACTCACTAGCATACGTGGAGAATGAACTTTCACATGGTTGTAACAATCGAGAAGATTACTCACTAGAGTTAATAAGTGTAGGGTAACAAACCCAACCATTAAACAAAAAGAAGCCCCCTTGGTTCACACCTTGGGGGCTTTTTCTATTTCTTTACTGCACCGGAGCTAGTTCTTCGGAAGCTTCTATTAGAGGACTTAGACTTAACACTCAGGTTTGACCTAGAGTTGTTGTTGGCGTTATTGTCTTTATGGTCTACGTCCTTCCCATCACCTTTGCGAACTCTGCCTTCCCTTGCTAAGGTGCGCCTAGCTGCATTACGAGAGGCTCTCTTCTTTTTCTGCTCAGGTCTTGAGTGGTAACTGGCATACTCTTTCTTGTAGTCTCTAGGCATCACACCCTCCGTCATAACCCAGAATAACTTTAGTTCCTGTGAGAATGACACTATCTGGTGTGCTCTCCCCATGATTAACTAGTGCGTCAGCCAGTTCGTCTATCGGAGTACGGAGGCCTTCACAGAAAGCATTAGTTGTTGGCACCTTGCCTAACACCGAGCAGCCTGAGAGCATCAGTGACACTAGAAGGAGAGTTACGAATGGCTTCATCTATTTCACTTCTCTTTTCTATCTCTTTGCCAAGCTGTTCTACTTCAATAACAGACCTCTCTGCGTTACGGATATAGTTTAGGCCAAGGAAGATTAAGCCACCAGCTAGTAGTCCACCAGCTAGTACCTTAAAGACTTGGCTTGAGAGGAAGCTTAACATTAGTCAGCCCTCGGTGGTCTTTGGGCTATAGGCCTACTGCTTGGACGAGAGCTTGAGGAAGGCGCTAGGCTGGCAGGGCTAGAAGACCTAGGTGGTCTTGCTGCTACAACTCTACCTGAAGAGTCAGCATTAGGCCTTGTAGAGGGTCTACCAGATAACAGTGGTGCTAGAGCAGACATAATCTCGTCGTCAGTCCAGCTACCACCGGTTAGTGTATTAATAGCATCCCGGATTTCTGTTGTGTTTTGAGCCCTTTCTTGAGCAGAAGGTAGTGGTGCGTCTTGTCTCTCTCTAGTTTCGTCTACAGGTGGAGGTAGTTGAGCAGAAGCGTCTGGGTCGTCAAAGTCAACAAGGTTCTGGCCTTGGCCTTCACCCTCGTCCCACTCAGCAGACACTACACCGTCACCACCGGTAAGCGACTCCAGAATAAGAGTTACTGTAGCATCATCGTAGGTAGTATCACCTCTGCTAATAGAACCACCAGTAGAGGCGGAAAGATCAGCACGAGGAATAGTGCCAGTAGCAATCATTGATTGCACTTCAGCAATACTCATACCACCGTAGCTATCGTTGTCGTAGTTCCAAGAGCGTCTTTCACCCATGTCAATGTGTAAGATACCGTTGCCAAGACCAAAGCCTTGGAAACCTACGGCAGTAGCATCCCTTACAAGTTGTAGGCGTTCTTCGTTGGACATACCAGAGATATCAATATCGATGGCATCACCGTGGAAGTGTCTGCTACCCGGTGTGTTAGACTCTCTGCTCGTACCAGCTTGAGCTAGTGCGTCGTTGAGAACAAGGTTTCTACCGAACCTTTCCTGTAGTGCTGTAAATGGACCAGAGAGTACTCTAGACATATTCTCTACAGCTTCTGGTCTAGTCATTGTAGACAGGTTACCATTGTCTGATGTAACAGCTACGTAGTTACCGCTAGAGTGAGTGAACACACCGGGTGCCAACTCAGTAGTATTAGCTGGTTGCTCAAAGGAAACTACTGGGCTAACCACGGCAGGGATTTCTTGACTAAGGCCGGGGTTAGGTGCAACCTCAGGGTAAACCCTACTGTTTACGTCAGCAGTAATTTCTGCAATTAGGCTAGAGCCAAGAGCCGATTGTCTCCGAGTGGCACCAAGAATATCCATCTTAGAGTTAAGTCTGTCAAGGACTGTTTGTTCAGCCGTATCTAGTCTACGTGATCCAACATCACTCTCAGCGTCAACTATGCTGGGGGTAAAGAGAAACTCAAAGTCTCCATCAGCATTTACTTCAATTCTACCACCAGCAGTCAAGGCAGCATCAATGACACGCTCTGCGTCAGCAGTCATGTCACTCATAATAGCTGAGTTAAGGTTTATCTTGTCCTCTTCATCTAGGTCATTTGGTAGACCAAGCAACGCAGTGTAGACACTAGGTGCATAAGCTCCAGTACTACGGTCCATAAGTGTAGCGAGGTTCTCTAGTACCCCACCCAGTTGCTCACGAGACTGTGGTGTGTCAGGTACAGTACCGTTACCAAAGTCACGTAGTAGACCTATAGTTGTTTGTGTTGTGCTTTCCACTTCGTCTATGGTTAGAGTACGAAGGTCTACAGGTCCACCTAGGATACGAGACATGGCCTGTACAAGATCAGTGTCAAAACCAGTGGAGCTTCTAAGAGCTTCTGCTGTCTGTGGGTCCAACCCAACAAACCAAGCCCGTAGAGGGATCAGGTGACCAAAGTTATTGTCAATTAGAGCTTGGTTAAACCCAAGGGTCTCCGAGTCTACTTGTCTTTGAAGGAGTTCTGTAGGGTCTACACCGTCAGCAATCTCAGTAACAGTACTTCTTAGTGAGCCAAAGATGTTGCTAGTATAAGCATCAGTAGGAACCTGTAGGTTTTGGAAACCAAGGTCATTTGTTAAGCTGTTAGTGTGTGCAGCTAGAATAGCCCTTTCAATCTGTGGGCCAATGGCTCCAACATTATTTCTATTCAGTGTAAGACCACCGGGAAATAACCCAGCTAGAGTGCCTGACTCATCCATAGCAATAATGTCTACTGGTGTACCACTAGATGCTAGTTGTTGGTAAGCTTGTGTGAGTAGGCCAGCGGCTACATTAGCTGAAGACGAGACAGATGTACTAACTTGGCCCCATACTGCGTCAGACGTAGACCCGTCACGAACCATACGGTCAAGCTGGGCAATCTCTTGTTGTGTATTAAAGTAAGCCCCAGTTATAGCAATTTCCTGTGCTTGAGGGTTATCTGGGTTGTTTACAATTGCCCTGTTTCTGGCGTTGATACCCTCTGGTGATGCAGTCCAAGCAGCCTCACTGTCTCTTCGTGCATTTAATTCAGCGAACTCTGAACCACCGAAGTCGTTGAAATCGTCCTGTGCCCTAGAGCCATTACTGGGTGAGTACCTTGCAAATCTTCGTATGTCTTCTGGGGAAGAGCTAGTAGGTGTCCACCCCTCGTTACCAGTAGAAGAAGCAAAGTTACTAATAGCACGGTCGTACCTTGCATCAGCGTTATTAGCTTCTTCAGAACTACCACCACTAGAGCCACCAAAGACACCAGCTAGAACAGTTTGTACTGCTGCAAAGTCTGAGGTTTGTTGTTGTGGTTGCTCAAATGCAACAGTACTAGTTAGTGTTGGGTTAAGAGCCATTAGTCTGATATTCCTTCATTGAGGCCTCTACGGGCCATGTCTAGGGCCATTGACTCTACGAGTGTACCCGTACCGTCAAAGACTAATCTTTCTACACGATCTCTCTCGTATGGTTCTAGTACACCGTACATAGTGGAGATAACTAGCCTAAGCTCATTTACCCTGTCGTAGTCACCACGTCTGTAGGCTGTGTTGATTTCAGTATAGACACCAGAAATACTTCTTGCATGTTGGTCAAAGAAGAACCTATCAATCTGCATCTGTGTCATATGGCGGTAGGCTGAGTCAACTGACTCAAGCGGTAGACCAAAGGCTAAGAATACTGCCTCAGTGAAGTTAAGGCCTAGGTCTAGTGGTTGCCCTCTTCTAGACAAGTAGTCACCATAACGAGCAGCAATAATACCGTTGTAAGTATTGTTACCAGAGGACGTCAGACGAGCAAGGTCAACCAACCCTACGTTTATATCTTCCCAAGTACCTGAGGTACTGGCTTCTGCCAGACCCCAAAGGGCACTAATAGCACTAGACGTAAACTCACCAGAAGGACCACCAAGGTTGGTAAATACATTCTCCTGAGCCATCTCCTGCATCTTACGGAAGATACCATCTGCTGAAGACAATCGAGTACTAACTGCTGTATCAGTTTCAAGGACTAAGGACAGGATACCGTCAAGCAAACCCTTACGGGCAAACCTGTAGGCGTCTTCATTAACCGGTACACCATAGTGTGACTCAAGCCTGTCCATGACAAAAGCAGTAGCACCAGTAGAGGCACCACCAAAGATTGCTAAGTGTGTTGCAGCCAGTCTTGCTTTCTCAGCTTTAGTCAGTACAGCCTTACCACCCTTCATTGTACCAGCAAAGATAGCTTCGTTGATACGAAGTGAGTAAGTCATAAACTGGAAGAATGGGATTTGCTCGTAGCCTTGGCGTGAAGCGTGGGTCATAGCTTGAGTAAGCTTCTGGTCGTTCCAAGTCATCCAACGTCTGGCATGTTCCAGATTGTCAAAGTTACCAAACTCATCAAGGTACTGAAGGTAAGATGTATTGAATGAGGAGATACGAGCAATAAGCTCACCCTCTCTAAAGAACATCTGTCCTTTGTCTACAACACCTCTAGCTCCTCTAAGCATAGCGTTGGTAGCCGTGTTAGAGTAGAAGCTTTCCTGTACTGAGTTCTCAGCAACATTAGCATCAACCACTGCTCTACCAGAGTTCCTTAGCATATCAACCATGTGCTCAAACTGGTCTGGAGTCAAACCAGAGACAGGTTGCATGGCCTTACCAAGTCTACGGATAACAGCAGGGTGTCCGTTAGCTAGTGCAAAACGCATAGCTGGGTACATTGCAGTACCTTGCATACCTTTAACACCACCAACAGCCATAATGTTTACAGACTGGATACCCTGCATGTAAAGCTGGCTTACGTTAAACATACCCAAGTAGGCATTAAAGACAAGACCACGCATAGCTGTGATCGGGTCACTAGACTGCCTGTCTGCCCACCTAGCTGTCTTGTCAAAACCCTTCTCGTAGAACCCATTAGCTACACCACGCATCATGCTATTCCAGCTACTGACAAGTACACTGTCTTTACGCATACGGAAACGTAGGCGCTCAAGCTCTAGTTGAAGCTTGGCACCAGATGTGGCATCAGTACCACCAGAACCAGTGGTGTTAATTCTTACTTCCTCAAGCTGTTGTCTCAGAGGAAGATTAGCAAATCTAGTCTGGGCAGCCTTGTCACTGCCACGCATGTTGTCCAGTAACTTAGCATCATCAGCAGCAAGGATTAGACCTTGGCCTGCACGGATACGGTAAGCCTGCTCAGTAGCACTAATAAGTGAAGACACATAGGCACCTTCAATTGACTCCTGTGCTGGCCTAGTTGTTACTGTTCTGCCACCATAACCTATAAGTGGTGTTGTACCACGACCACCTCTTTGGAAGCCAACAATAACTTGGTCACCATGTGTGAGGCCGGGGTTAAAAGCATCATCAAGTTTAGTGTAGTCTTCTAGTCTTTCCCCCTCTGCTACGTTATCAAACTTAGTTCTTAAGTCTAACCCACGATCAGAAGCAAATTCAATTAGGTCGTCTACTGTTTCAATGTCAATACTAAACTCAGAGTTTTCTTGTATGGCACGAAGAAGTGCTTTGTTCTTGGTGTAGCCTCTAAGACCATTAAGAACAGCATCACCATCTTTGTAGCTACCTAGAGTACCTTTACCCACGACCTCTTCAATGGCGTCAATGATATTATTGATCTGCTCTTTAGCTTTCTCAATCTCCTCACGAGTACGTCCGACCATCATTGTACGTGGTGGGAGTTCTCTAACTGACCCATCAGCGTAAGTCTTTGTACGTCTTTGCTTTAGAATATGCTGCATCTCGTTAAGCATGTAGACCCTGTGGCCACCTGAGTTACGTGGTGCAATGTCGTTGTGGTACAGCCTACGTATCTCTGGGGAAGAGGAAGTCATAAACTGGTAGTCGCCCGGTACACCCTCACCGTCTAGGCTACGGTACAAAGCTTGTCCCTCAGGAACTGTCGAGAGAGGAACAGCCTCATTAGCTAGGTCGTCCCACACCATAATTTCTGGTACTCGGTCACCTCTAGCAGCAGCACCCTCAGTTGCTTCAGCAAGAACACCAGAACGAGTCTGGGGTACAACTACTACGTTAGCATTGCCACCCACACGCATAACAGAAGCTCTAGCGTTAACCAGAGACTTGAACTGTGTGTCTACCGTAACCAAACGCTCAACGTCTAGTTGTTCTTGTGTACTTAGGTACAGGTCTACCTGTTTCTGGGTAGGACTCTTGTTAAATCGTTTATAGAAGTTACTCTTCCACTGGGCTACTGTGTAAGCTTCTTTAGTAACACTGGCAGCCATCTCGTCAAACATCTCAAAGGTCTCATTGATCTGTCTATTAGACATACCTCTTTGCAAGCTCTTAGCTGTACGGGATACTTCCTTAAGAGCAAGAGAACGAGCAGACTCACCACTAAACAAAGCACTCGTAATGTGTGGGTCACCCTGAGCTAGAGGTGAACCATGTCTAGCAATAGCACTTAGACCAAGTGCGTTTTCATCTGTCCTAGCGTAGAAAGCTAAGTCGCCTAGGTCACCAGACACACCAAACTCTCTCAGACCACTGAGGTTAGTAGGCATGTTGTGTGTAATCTCGTAGGCCCATTGGTTAGGGCCGACAAGTACGACATCAGCACCATAGGGGGCTGCTTTACGTGCCCCTACTTCTGTCTTAAAATAAGTACCGTTTGACTTACCCATACGGTCAACGACAAGAAGGTTATCAAATGCAGACACACCACGTCGTCCTGCGCGAGGTAACACCACGTCAGTCTCAATAAATCTACCAGCACCTGAAGCGCGCATATCTCTTGTTCGTTCAGCAACTACTCTTGCACGAATAGGTTCTAGAAGATTATTGTCAAAGACCTGACCAGACTGTATTCTAATCTCAGACAGTCTATCGAGTACACGAGAGGACTCCTCAAAGGAGCGAGAAGCACCAGCATCAGGTGCAGACCAGTAGCCCCCACGCTCTGAGGTAGGTGTGCTGATACCAGCTTGAGTGTGGTTACTTAGTCTACCAGAGAAAGTAGAGGGGTCATCCATAATGACAGCCCCATTAAATACCTCGTCTGATACTGCTCTATTTGGGTTGAAGAAGTTAATAGCAGACAATGAGTCTGAGGTAGCGTCCCTAATAGAGGTAACAACACTACGCTGTTGAAGCCCTGTGGAAGGCGTGGAGAGAACCTCAGCTACATCAGCTACTAATTCTGTGGTGGCAGTAGGTGAGGTAACTGTACGGGTAGCTGCTCTACGGGCCGCACGTACCGCTGAAGGGGCTAGGTCTAGGGTACCCAGCATAAATATGTCAAGGTAGCCCAGAGTGTCCTCTAGGGCGGCCTCAGGGCTATGAATACCATTACCTAAGTAGCTTAGGAATGTGCCAAGGTAGAAACGATTATTCTCTGATACAAAACCTGCATCTGAGGCTTGAGCCAGAATGTCTTGGAACCCTTCCTCAAAGTCGTCAGCACTAACACCGGGCTGCATAAGAGTTTCAAACTCTAGTGTAAGCCTACGGTATGTTACGTTATGCACTGAAGCGAATGGGTCAAGTAAGATTTCAGCAAAGTCAGGGATACCACTCAAGAAGCCTGTGTCTAGGCCAACCTGCTCGGCAATCATCTCGCTTGCTGTAAAGAGCTTAAGCACTCTGTCTTCTAAGAAGTCTGTAGCACCGGGTGTACCAGTGCTCATCATACTAATCGTTGAAGGTGGTAGGAAACGAGTCCAAGTACCAATCTCCTGTAGGTTAGCAATATCAGTGAGAAGAGCATTTTCCTCTGGGCTACCACCCTCTGTGGCCATAGCCTCCTGAGTAGCTGCTGCTAGATTTCCGTTTACAATTGTCTGAGCACCATTACTCAACTCAGAGGTCATGTTGTTCTGGACCATTACAGCGGCGGTGCTAAGGTCTGTGTTATTAGACACAGCATAGAAATTAACATCTCTGTCAATCTCTGCTGGAGTAGCAGGAATAGGTGTTGGCTCAGGTAGAGAGAATGGTTCTTGCTCTACTGCTTCTGGCTCTAGGTCAAAAACTCCTTTAGCCATTAGTTAGCACTCTCTGGAAAGAGTGGGCCTACAGTGCCCGTACCACCGGACGAACTTCCTCCAGCAGAACCAGAACCAAAGCTCTCTCTAACACTGTTAAATCCACCAAAGGTGTTAAACGCTGCAAACCCTAGGCTAGAAATAGAACCCATGTTTGCTGCTCTCTGATTAGCTCTGTTAATATTCCCAGACAACCCAGACATCTGTGAGGAGAAACCTAAAGCACCGCCTAGTTGTGAGAAAAGACTGGACTGACCACCAAAGGCACCAGATCCACCAGCGGAACCAGTAGCACTAGCAAACGCTACAGACTGTGCTCTACGTAGCTGTGCTTCTCGGATAGCTTGTGTACGTGACCTACGGGTCTGTAGTCTCTGTTGTGTAGCCTGTTGTCTGGAAGCGTTCTTTTGTGCTTTTCGTTGACCAACAGCCCCTGCAACACCAACTGCTGCTGAGACACCGAGGGCGATAGCTGTAAATGCTGGCATATTAAAGAGCCTTTGTGTAAGTGGATTCAGTTAGTTTGTAGCCCAGTTTTTTGTATAGTGGACCCATATCAGCAAGCTCTTCGATACAAGCTAGTGCAATATAATTAGCACCCTTCTCTTTACCCCAGCCTGACAGAGCATCAATCAGAGCCATTGATTGACCCTTACCACGGTAACCAGCTTCAACAAACCAAGCTAGTTCAGAAACTACAGAAGACCTGTTAAAGAGTGTTTCGGTAAAGAGGCCAGCTACAAACCCGTGTATGTCTTTGTCACCCTTTAAGACGTACAAACATCTCTCAGTGTCTGACATACAGGTACTCAGTAGCTCTTTAATCTTAGCCTCATCCCACTCGTAGTTGCTAGGAGCTTCGTCGTTAAACTGTTTGGACAGAGCCATCAGTCTGTAAAGGTCTGCAAACCTAGCTTTTCTTACTTCACTCATCTAAAACCTATCGCTTGCTGCGGTAATAATAGCATGTCCAATTAAGACAAAATCCTTACCTTGCTCAGACTCGTACCTAACCCGCATACTTCTACCCCTCCCACGCATCTTGAGACGCGATGAGAGCACCGTGTGGGGGCTATTAAAGGCGGTTAGGTCATCAGTGTCCACGACAAGGGGTAGTTGCCGCCTGTAGGCCTGCTGAGGGGCGCTAGAGGGTGTCTTCTTAAAGTCCCAGTAGGAGGAAACTTTAATAGAAGAGTCACCAATAGGTGTGTACCCAATAGTTTCGTTACCAGTCCAACCTGTTTCTGTTTCTCGTAAGTAAGACACTAGGTAAGGTGCAGTCTTCTTAATTACTGCATCACCTAGGAAGTCATACCCAGTCTCAGCGTATGAGGAGTAGTTCGTTGTACCCCAGTCTAAGAATGTTGTGTCACTAACAAAGCCCATAGTCATCTTACCAGAAGTGTAGTCTTTAATAAGGAAGACAATAGCTGTGTTCTCGTTAGTAAGGCTTGAGTCTTGAGTAGACTGTACATCATCACCAGCAGAAGTAACAACATCGTCACCTGCTGAAGTAATGACATCTAGTGTTGCTGTGTCAGAACCAAAACCAGAGTAGAATGTTAGGCCACACATGTAGTCTGTGTTAGAAGCTTCATCAACAAACCTCCAAGGGTAAAAAGCCTGTAGTTGGATATCCAACACAATAATATTGTTCTTTTTATTCCTTACCGCTTCATTGTTGTCAGGGTAGGACCAGTAAATCTTCTTGTTGATGGGATCGTACACACCTTCAACAGCATCTTTAGCTGTAGTGTCGAGTGTATCCCAGAAAGATTGAATAGTAGTAATTGAAATATTTTGTTCAGTAGCCTTACCAAACTCGTTAAACGAGAGTGTATGAATACCGTACCTACTCCACCAAAATGGTGTACCTTCGGCAGACACAAAGCTAGTAGGTGACTGCATACCGATAGAAGAAATTCTAGATACAGTGTAGGAGGTTGGGCTAAAGATATCATCAGCACCAGATATTTCCCAGACACCACTCTCAGAGAAGATAAACAAAGAGTTCTTAAAGGCGTAGAGTTTTCTTACTGCGGTAAGGCCGGGAATATTAATGACACCCCCATCAGTCTCTAGTATATCAGAGATAGTCTCAGAGGTTGGGTCATTTTGCTGTGAACAGTCACCATACTCGTTTGCATTTTCTATGATACGGGAGAAGAACAAACGACCAGAGTTCTTCTGTGAAGACAGCCCTGCGTAGAACACACGGCCAGAGAAAGCAGCTACAGTGGTAAACCTAGAGTTTTCTAGTTCAGTTGTGATACCAGCTACACCAGAAGCGGTTGTTCTATCTTTACTAAACAAGTCAAGAATAAAGTGACCATTCCCAAGCAAGGAACTACCGGTGTAAATCTCTTCCCACTCGGTAACACTGAAGTTACCATTTGAGTCCTTACCGCTATACCAAGGTAGGCTCAATGGTGGGTAGGCTGAACGAGCAGCAATGTAGGTTGCTAGTGCTGCCGCACCTTTAGTACCAACCCAACCACTGTTAGCTGTGTCGTACTTACGGGCTGACGTAGCAGAACCTGTGGCTATTGATGTGTTGTAAGAGTTCTTTTCACCAAGCCACTCAAAGTCTCTAATTCTTGGTGTAATCTGTGTAGCTGTAATAACACCAGCTAACTCTGTTAAATATACCGGTTCCATAGCCTCAGAAACAACCAGTAAGCTTCCGCCAATAGAGGCAAACTGACACTTAGCTTGGTCTACACCTATAGTTCCTGCTACCTGATATGTAATTAAATCAATTGAAGTAGCAACTTCCTGACCTGAGTAAGGTAGTAAACCCTTGTTGAAAAAGTATAGAACTGAACCAGCCTGTACCACTAGGTACTCTTTATTACCTACGTCACCGACGTTAATCCAAGAACCAGTTGTCATTGTAAGAGTGTTTGTAATATTAAAAGTAGACGCTTGAAAGTTAGCTTCTCTGTTAATACCTTTTCTACGACGACGTGTTGCATCTCTAAACAAGTCACAGTTAAGTTCATCTACAGAGGCAGAGTCAGGGAAGGTCATCTCACCTGCTTCAGTGATTAACCCCTTAACAAAGGTATTAAGTACTTTCTGGTCGTACTTTGGCATTTCTTACCTCGCGTTCTTCAGAGATTTCTTTACGTTTAACAGTATAAGACTTTGCCAAAGACTTTTCGTAATCAAGGAAAGCTCTCTTAGCTCTTAGTAGGGAGGAGTACACACCAGACAACTCTTCAGGTAGTGGCCCCTTATCCAGTCTAAACACAAACTGTGAGTATCCTGTTTTATTTCTCTCTACGTAGTAAGTCGCTAGTCGTTTAGGTGTAGACATAACAAGCATTTGCTTGTCGGAAAGTTCTTTAACTTCTACCATAGTTTCTTCCTACAGGACTTTTCTTAGTACGGTGTAGATCGTTCTGGATGTAGTTCTTCTGTCTCCTAGCTGCTTGCTCAACCTTTTGGTCAGGCCCACCTTTGAAGATAGAGAAGGCACGAGACTTAGCTTCGTTAACTAGGTAAGGAAACATGGTAGCGTCTAGGTCAGGCACGTAGCTGTCTGAAAGGGAGAATATAGGGTGTGTAACACCAATAGCTCTAACCTTGGCTTCAGTTAAGGTGGTGTCAACAGTGCTATCAAAGGAGTTCATAACAATGTACTGGTCGTCAAAGGATGTGTACAGAGTAGGTAGTTTGTTATTTGTGATACGGAGCTTAGTGCCAGCAGTCTTGTCGTTTACAAGAGTGTAGTTACCACCAACACTGTCAACTAGCTTTAAGAAGGCTTCTGGATCACACCAATCAATAAGACCATATTTGTAAGAGGAGTCTAAACTCTGGTCATACCAGACAGTAGAAATAACCTTAACATTAGTTGGGTACTGAAAGTGTGTAGGAAATAAAGTGTCACTAAGAGCAGTAAGCTTAATCAAGCTCTGGTGCTCAGGGATAAGTCTTGTTGCTGTAATGTCGTAGAATGTTTGTTCTACAATGCGGGCAATCTGTAGTGCTTCTACACTAGCAGAAAGAGTAGATACATCCTCTGAGTCTAGGTCAGACAAGATATCTTTAACAATAGCTATTAAGGTCTTTTTCATTACAAGTAAACCGGGTTAAGGGGTACTGTACGGATATACCAACCATTTATAACAACAGTGTCTCCAGTAGTAGTACTACTAAGAGTAAACTCAGCAGGATTATCTAAAGTAATTGTATCACCCATGTAAACACTAAAATGGTGTGTAAACTGAAATGTGCCCACAGGAACACTTGTTGACCGGGCAACTTTAAGGGTGTAAGCACCTGCGTCACCAATGCCTAGGTTCATCTTTAGTGCAAACTGTCCGTCACCAGCGTTGTTAGCAACATCAAAGTCAATTCTAAAGTCAACAGTGTCTCCTACTAAACAACCAGAACCACCAAAATCAAACCTACTGGTAGACGTATTCCAAATTGCTGTTCTTCCGGGTAGCCTATACGTTGAATTAGTATTTGAGCCTAAACCGTTGTTAGTTAGTACGTAGTCTGTGTCTGCTAGGGTTAACGCAATAGGTGCACTTGCAGTAGCAGTGTCATTTACATCTTCCCAACCTTGTGTAAAAGCTTTTTTAAATGAACCTGAACCAGCACCATTAGAAACAAATACTTTGTTAACTGCCGCAGCAGCAGCACCCTTAGGCTCATGGAGGTAAGGGTCTGTCAGGACACTGTGATTAATATTAGCTATTGGTCTGCCCTCCTAAGGCGTGTGCTAGGGTACTGTTAGTAGTTATACCTTTGGAAGACTACAAGTCTATTATACACTATAACTAACCTATTGTCAATAGTAAAGATGGGGAGGCCCGTAAAGACCTCCCCTTTAGTTTACTCGACTTTGATGTACTCAATGACGAGCTTGGCAGTACCAGCGGTAAAGGCTGCTGAAGCGTAGAGAGCACCAACATGTGCATCCACAGCAAGCTTACCACCAACACCGGTGGCTTGGGCACCGTCACAACGTACAACGTCATTGTCAGCGTCAATTGCCGTAACAGCAACCGTAGCATCAATACCGTCTGCGTCAATAGCCGTACCAGCAGCGTTGTACGTACCAATGGTTAGGGTAGCTGCACCACCGGAGGTAGCAGCGTCAGTGACGACCAGAGTGGCCCCAAGGATCACTGCACCAGCAGGGATTACAGCATCCATGACATCAATATTAGCTGCACCGAAGGAACTGGCAAGACTAGCAAGTGTAATAGTCTTTACCAGTGTCTGACGACCACCAACCGTGGCCGTACCAGTATCTTGGACTGCACCTTTATCACCGAAGGTGAGAACGTACATGCCATCAGTATTTGTATAAGACATAATTTATCCTTTCTTATACGTTAGTTTTTGAAGGAACACGAACCATGTTCTCAGGGCGATACAACTTAACACCATAACGAGCAGTAGTAACGTACTCGTGACGCTGGAAGTCTTTGTTGTACTCGTAGTCTACGTCAGGCATTTGACGCCATGCGCCTACAAACGGAGTTACCGTCTGAGCAGCGGAGAAGAACAAGTTTGCCTTACCGTTAACAGTAGCAAAGTTTACAGCCGCGTCAGCAGTCGTATTCAATGCACCGTCTGTAACATCCGGCAAGTAGTTGGATGTGTACACGTCAAAGCCATAGATGTTCTTCATGAACGTCATACCGGTAGCAATACCGGACTCAACAATACCTTCCCAACGTGGGTTGTTGGAGACATCAACAAGATTGGTCAAAGTGTTGATTGTGTACTCAACCGATGGGTCTACAATCGCAATCAGGTTAGTGTCAGGCACGTTAGCCTTCTTCAGAGCGTAGCGGGCACGAGCAAAGTCCTCAAGGGCAAGGAATGCGCCAGTACCACCAGCAGCCCAACGGTGCTCAATACCGTCAATGGACTCGTTAGAGTTAGCTGTGACACCTGCTTCTGGAGTTGCCAGAGTGGTTGTCTCGAAGTGAGCCATGATTGCACGTTCTTGCTCTGGCACAAACTTAGACTTAAGCTGTGCAGAATAGAAGGCATCTTGCTCATTCTTCTTGGTGATGTACGTAGCCGAAGACAGGTATTCTGTGATCGAGAATTGAAACTCACCAGTGTCCATCGGACGGTAGACAACGGCAGAGTCTTCTACGTAGTTGTCAACTTGCAATTGACCGATAGATGGGATCGTAAACGTATCGCCATCAGGGAAGCCAGAAAGCATGTCAACATACTTTTGAGCCATCATTTCGTCAGTCAAAATCTCTTTCAGGTCACTGGACCAGAGTTCCGACCGAATTAGGTATGGGTTTGACCCCGTTGTGTTACCAGACATATTTTAGTTCCTTGTTATTTGTAAAAAGAATCGCCCATTTTAAGACGGTCTGCCATACGTTGATCTTGTGTAGCGGCTGAATTATAGAGGCGGGAGTTTTCCTTACGCAGTTTTTGGTAGTAGCTGTTATTTTTCTTTCCAGCATTACCAGACTGCAATGCAACACTTTCTGTACGGACTGACCCTTTGTTGAAGCTTGTGGCTTCTGGGGGCTTTTCTCCGATAAGAGTAAAAAACGCTGTAGGTGACTCAGAGGCAAGTTCTTGAAGACGTGCTTTAGACATTCCAAGTTCTTTTGCTTTGGCTTCGACAGTTGCCGCAGCTTCTGTGCCAAACATGGTACTAAGGTTTTCTTCAACCAAAGCCATGTTCTGTTTTACAGTGTTATCCTTATCCCGTTTAGAAAGTGTTAGTTCTACAAGGCTCTGAATAGTCTCTTCGCTAGTAGCGGTCTTGGTGTTTGACTCTGCTGCGCCATCTGTATTTTGAGCGTTTGCAGACGATGGACCTGCGGCCTTTTGCTCAATTTTAGAGAGAAGCTCTGTAACACGATTGTCTTTAGTAAGATTAGCGTTCATGTCAGCTAATTGCTTGGTAAGCTCTTCGATATGACGATCAGCTTCAATTTTACCTTTAGCAATTACCTCTGGATTACTCCAGTTGTCTCCTCGTGCTGATACTAGTTGCTCCAAATAAGTTTTGGTAGGCTCTGTTTGAATGGTAGTTTCAGTAGTCTCGGTTTGGTTACCGTCTTCAAATACAGGCATGGTTATCCTTAGTCAGTTATATTTATGAGTTTATAGATGTCTTCGAGAACTTGATTGTACTCGTTAACAGCTATCTGTTTAGCCATCCAGTTAGAGTCTGTGTAGTCTCTAAACGCAGGCTTCTTCCCAAAGTCGTTCTCTAACACTTTCCTCAACTCGTCGAAAGCGTTACGAAAACCTTTGATTTCTTTGGTCCTAGCATCTTTATCACTGGACCCTTTTAACCAAACTGATTGCACTATAGGCCTCTCTCAGCTTTATCTTGGAGGTCACCTTGATGGGTAGCCTCTGCGTCTTCCATGACCTTCTGTGTCTCCATCTGCTCTGCTACACCGATGTTCTCGGAGAACAGTTCTGGCTCACCCAGTTCGTCAGCAAGCATACGAGCGATCTCTTTCTTAGATAGGTGAACACCTACCCCCGGATCACCGGCTGCCATCTGGTGTAGAGACGATAGGTTCTGAACCTTACGTGCTCTTTCAGCAAAGTGTCTAGCTCCTACTGGAACAAGTTTACCTGATCCAAGGATGTCTGCTTTTTCAATCTCAAAGAAACTCTTAAGCCCTGTGTCGTCATTTGTAGTAGGAATAATCTCAACTGAGTCCATATTACGACGACCAACTTCAAGCATAGCGTTCAGGATTGGTTCAAGAAACACACGCTCAAAGTGTGCTGTTTTGTGTTCAAAAATCCTAGAAGCAGAGTTAGCTAGAGATTGTACTTCAAAGGCAGTCTTCTCACCCGGTGTACGGATGCCCATAGCCTGCTTAGGAGCGCCAGCTAACTCTTCCATACGATTCTGTAAGGTGTCGATCTGGAAGTCAGCTTGGAGGGCTGTACCGTCAGGCTGTAGATAACCTACGCTACCTTCTTCACCAAGATAAATCTTAGCACCCGGTGCCCAATCAAAGTCTTCTACGTCACCCTTAATCATCATAACAGGGTAAGCGATTTGATCGAAGACATCAGCCTTAAGGTTCTCTAGGTGGTCAATGCGGTACTGCATACCAACAAGGTTGTCTAGTGGACCCATAGCGTACAGGTTGTCTGGGCGTGGACGCCAGCCTACATGGAAGATAAGAGGCTTACCAAACCAGCTTGCACCCTGTCTAATGTCCATGACGTAGGCTCTGTCAAGTACAACAATCTCTTGGTTCTTGTGGTAAGTACCGGAGTTCTTGTCGTAGTAGTCTCCGTACATAGTCAGTACTTCAACATAGTCAGAACCGTAGTAGTGTTGGATGCTACTAAAGCCATCAGCTACAAATGCTTCAGACTTGTCTGTGTGGTCACTGGAAAGGACTGTGTGTCTGTTGTCCAGTAGCCGTGTCAGTGTGCTGGCTAGGTATGGTTTGTTTTCTACCATGTTGTGTAGCTCACCCAGTGTGAACACACTTCTAATAATCTTTGGAGTCTTGCTAAAGTCAGACGCTACTGGGTTAAAGACAATATCAAGTGGAGAGATACGCTCAACCTTTGGGCCTACGTATACTGGGTTTACTTCACCAGACTCCATCTCAATAACTTCACGTACAAAGTCAACCTTAGCAAAACAGTTACCGTAAGTAATGTAGTCGTACAGTAGGTCAGACACTGTGTTGGAGAAGTCAGACTTGTCAATCTTGTGATAAAGATAGCTCTGAACAAGGTCAGCTTTCTCTTTACTACCGTCAATCTTGTTACTACCTTCCCAGCGCATCCACCTACGTCCCGGAAACAGGGAGGCAAAGTAGTTAGCGTGTAGGTTGTCCATGATCTGGGTTAGCTTAGGCGTAGTAGTATTATTGGACCAAGGAAGAAGGGCATTAGTCGTGGTACGTGTGTCAGTAGCATAGAGGTAGTTGCGGAGTTCTTTCCACTCTTCTACCTTGTCTGCACGGAACATATTCCACTCAGTAAACCTATTAGCAATCTCCATAGCAAGGGAGTCTGGGTCTAGTGTATGTTCTACGTCTAAAGCTGTGCCAGCCATTAAGAAGCACTCCCACGGAACCTAGTGTTCCAAACAATGTTTGTGTTGGAAGACCCTCTGCGTGATCTATCCATTGGTTTAACAGCACCTTCGATAGCAGTAGCAAGAGCGTCTTTAACGTCATCGTGGGCTGGGTTACGTGACATAAGCTCATCTTCCAAGATTTGTGTATTCCCTGATTGGTAGTGAAAAACTTGTTTGTTTTCGTATCTAGGCATTAAAATAGCTTCAATACGCTCTTCTTTAGAACCTTGATGCCGTGTGGGTCTAACCTCATCGACCCTAATAGCTAGTCCGTTAGGTGCTAGGTAGTCTTCCTTAAGTGCTCTAACAATTGTAACCTGAGCCGCTGTAACCTCTGCTCTAAGCTTCCTGAAGCCCCATCTGTTGTACGAGTCTAGGATGTGCTCAAAGTATTCAGAAACTCTGTCAGTCTTAAACCTATCAATGTCTAGTACGTAGATGTTGTTCATGTGGTCAACACCGATAACAACTAACGCTGAGAAGTCTGCCTTTTCTCTCTTTGAGTAGGCAAAGTCGATAGAGGCAACAAGGTTTAGTTTATCGTTCTTTAGGTACCAGTTACCGTTTTCTTGCTTCAGGTGCTTCTTATCAAAGTACTGGAAGTCTTCGTGGGTAATAGGCATGTTGTCTGGGTCAGAAGGATCATTGTAATACTGTGCTCTAAACTGCATCCTGTCGAGGTACTTACCTCTCTTACGAGCTAGAATCCTTTGGTCAAAGCCAAACCACTTACCGTCTTTACGTTGGGTACGTGGCCACAGGAACTCACCTGTGCCATCCCCAAGGTCTTCTACAACAGCTTCGTATACTTCGTAGATGTTAGCTTCACCTACCTTATTACCTTCGTCGTCGTAGTCGTCCTCAACCATCTCAAGCATATCGTTGTAGAGGTCTTTAGGGTGGTAGCGAGTACCTACGACCCACTCAGAGGCTTCACCACCTTCGATGGAAGACAAGAGAGAGTATTGACTCTTAACCTTGTTTTGACCTTCTCTGGTGTAGGCGTTCTCTTGGACAACAATATCGTCTAGGACAGCAATGTCACAGTGCATACCTGTGATTGTGGTTGTAAGACCAGCCGTAAAGATTGATGGGTCACGGATGTTCTCTAAAGCTCTACGTGGGTGGTCTAACTGAATTTCTGTGTTAGTCCACTTAGCTCTCTTACCCTCAACTACACCAACGTGGTCTGGCCAGTAACGTCTAAAGGCTTTACTTACTAAGATTGTTTTAATAAAGGATAGCTGTTTTTCTGCTAGGTTAGAAGTTGCAGAAATGTAAAGAATACGTAGTGTGGGGTCTTTAGCTAGAGCCTGTGCCACTCGGTAGGCTACGTAGCCTGACTTACGGTGGTCACGAGGAAATAAAACTAGTTGGTGCTGCTTTGCGTCTTCTCTCTGCCACCACTTCATCAGCTTCTGGTGACAGATGCCTATGACTTCCTGTGGTGCTACGAGACGGATAAAGAACTCTAGGTCGTTCTCTGCCCTTTCTCTAATTTCATCAGGTGTCATATTTGTTCCTTAGTCTTGCCGTTTTTGGTCACTACTTTTTAGTTACATTTATCCGCCAAACTCTAGAACATAAACAACACCAGATTTACCAGAACCCCCTTGATAGGTGACATCCGGACCATTAACCCCCCTGCCCCCGCCGCTGCCGTAACCTGCACCGGGTCCACCGTTTCCTTCTTTGGGATTTCCACCACCGCCGCCCCAAAACGAACCAGAATCACCCCCGCCCGATATGTTTATGTCTCCGCCAGACGCGGAACGGTTAGCACCAGTCGAATTCTGACCACCTGTCGCAGTCAACGTGGTTGTTCCGGCGCTGAAAGAACTTGTGCCGCCAACAGCACCGCTGAAACCGCCGTTCCCACCTGATCCAACGACAATTGTGGCCGTGGTTATAGCCGCGAACGCTGCCCCTGTGATTAGCTTAATGGCAGTCGCACCTGCGCCGCCTGTAGCGGTATTACTGTTGCCTCCACCAGCACCGCCGCCCGTGACAAACACCCAAGCCGAAACTGCGCCAGTGGTTGGCGTGTAAGTCCCGGACGCCGTAAACACTTGAACTGCAAAAGGTGCCGTACTTACTGCAAGAGCAGCAATAGCTGCGGATACATTAGCTGGAGATGGGACACCCGGTGTAGTAGCTGTACCTGCCTCCCAAGCTGCTGTAAGGTGTGCTTCCCCTGTGTCAAGAAGGTTTAACTCTGCGGCGTTAGAAGTAACACCGTCAAGGATATTGAGTTCAGCAGCAGTGGAAGTAACACCGTCAAGAATATTGAGTTCAGCAGTACTAGAAGTAACACCGTCAAGGATATTGAGTTCAGCAGTACTAGAAGTAATATCTGTTACGTCAGCAGTAACAAGACCGGACTTAACAAAGGCCTTAATCTGAGCACCAGTTACCTTCTTTGAAGTACCAGCCTCATTGATTTCAAATTCATTAGCCGCAGCAGCAGCAGAAGCTGCCGTAAGCTCTGAGAGTTTTACATTTGCCATTAATAAATTCTAACCCATTCGCCTGATTGTTTTCGGTACATCTTGTTAGTTAAAGACCAGTCACTCCCTAAGTTTGCTGATGGGACTATTTGAGTCCATGTACCAGCTATTTTTGTGTAGACTTGGGAGTTAAAGAGTATTTTGTCTGGTAATGATACCATTGACAAAACACCAACATTGCCTGCTATGGTTATAATTCTAGTATCACTAGCCTCTGTAAACCTAGTGTCACCTGCCTCAGTAATCCTAACAAGGTCTTGGTCGCTGCTATTAAAATTAGCGTTCACTCAGGTATCCTTAAGCAAGAGCTAACTCAACAGAACCAATTGCAAAGACAACAGCATCACCATCTTCGATTGTTAAAGGAGCAGCTAAAGAGCCGTGTACAAGCAAGTTACCAGAAGTAACAGCATCAAATAAACCCATGTGTGATACTACACCCCAGCTACTACCAGAAGCAGTAAAAGTAACAGCACCAGAGTTAGACGTTGTGCCTGCTGGAGAGGCCGCAGGAGCGAAGGTTACTGTTTCACGGGCATACCCACTACCTGATAGCTCTGTACCGCCTCCTGAGTCACTGGGAGGGGCTGTGTAGAGGGCTATGTACCAAGCGGTAGGTCTTACAGCAGTGCCATTAGTAAAAAGCCAGTCTAACAGTAACTTTTCGGAGTGATCTGAGAGCGCAGCCATTTATAAGTCCTTAGGTTGTAACACGGAACCAGATGTCACCATTTGCACCACCTGTAGGAGCATCCGTAGAGATTGTGATGTGGTTTAAAAGGGAGAGTAGATTAGCACCGTTCACATAAATAGTCTTAGCGTTGATAATGTCGTTGCTGTTCATATCAAGATCAGCGGTCATAGCGTTAGGGGTGGAACCGTCTAGAGACAGGGTATTATCAAAGGCAGCTTGTAGTGCTTCGTCGTTAGCTGTAATCTGTGTGGCAGACATGTAACCAGAGGTTACTGAGACAATAGTGGGTTGTTTAGCCATTAGGGGTAATCCCCTCTAGGTAGCTCAAAGTGCACCCAGTCAATAAAGGTGTGGTCAGTGTGTTGTCCGTCACCATCCCAGTCAGCACCCCAACGGATAGGTGTTCTTAGTTCTTGTGCAGCTTGGAGCATTGCTGTACCAATCTCTTGGTAGTTAACATACTCATCATCGTGGGAAACAGTGTAGAAGCTATCTGCGTTAGAGGTATCCCAAGAGATAACTCCGTCTTTTAGTAACCAAAGGTCAACAGCGTGGCTCCAACCATTTACAACTAGGTGACGAGAGTTAAGCGTCTTGGACTTACCTTCTCTGACGTACCTCTGTTGGGTCTTAAGAGTTCTCACTCCCTCACCTACAGTAAAGTCTTCCTCAGTAATCTCGATGGCTCTTTTAACAACCTTAACTAGGTCTGGGTGTACACCCTCTAGTTTACGGAGGCTCTTAGTCCCTAGTCTAAAACCCATCTAGCTGTTCCTCTTCTACCTGTAAGACTTCCTTCTTAACATTCTCACTGTAGTTTATCATTGCAAGAACAACTAACGTACACAAAACCCATACGACTGGGTTGTTATGTCTTTTTATGGTGGTTGGCGTGTTCATTACTTGAACCGACTTTTAAGGATTTCTTTTACAAACGCTCTATCTGAGACAAGAGAAGTTACTAGGTCAATCAAAAGGTAACCAAAGACAATAATAACAACCCCAGCAAAGGTCTCACCAATACCGAGCCAAGCTGCTACGTCACCCGCTAGGGAGAATCCAAAGCCAGCAGAAGATGCAACCATAAAAATACGGTAGTGGATAGCCTTGTCTTTAGCGTTAAGAAAGACATAAATGGCAGCAGCAATAGCAGCAACCCAGAATTCTGTAGTACGTTCAAACATTAAAGCAACCTATTTGAGGGGCTTGTGGTTGTGGCAGGATCGATTAACGCAAAGCCCTGCATAGTCGTACCGTCCTCGGCGTTATTGGAAACAATGGCCGCGCCGGAATAGGTCCAGAGCGTGGCCCATTGCATCCACTCACCTCGGGCAACAACCACAGGCGAGAGCCAGAAGTTGATGTGATACCCGGAGGCAAAAACTGGTGCTGTGGTTTCGTTGCCGTTGCTGTCGTAAACACCGGGCACTAAAACGACAGAGCCGATCTCCGCTATTGTGATCCCCGGCGCAGCAATAAGTGGACCAGACGCGGAAACCGCTGGCGTTACGACCTCACCCGTCTCTGGGTCTGTCGTCTCAGCCTGTGCCGGGTTTGTGTACACCTTTAGCTTGGCACCCAAGGCTAGGGCGTCAAACGTGGCTTTGTCCGTAGCCCTGCCCATAAACCAAAGGTTGCCACGGTCCCACTGCCCATAGATACGCACGCCGTTGATTATCAGGTGCTCAATCATGTGCTTTCCCTGACAATACCAGAATCACCAATGTCAACATCCCAAACACCAAACTTGTTAATGTGGCCCATGAAGCCAGAGCTGATGTTTAAGGTTTGTGCAGATAAGTCAGGAAGTGCAATTGGCGTCGTGTTGGCAGTCAATACTGTTCCGCTTACAGCGCCGTTAATGAAAGTAGACCCATGACGAGAAGCGATGTTGAACGGCACGTTAAGGCCCGGTGAATATGTTGTAGAACTAGACGCAACTGAGTCACCCACGCTGCCTGTGGCCTGCTCAAATCCTACCTGACCCGTATCTCCGATCCGAGTATCAAGAAAAAATCCAATATAATTAGAGCCGACAGAGGGCCACAAAGGGAAAGGCCGGAAAAGTTCATTAGTGTCAGCGTAAGTTATCTTGCCGCTAATCTGGAGGGATACTGCCAGCGGGTTGATCTCTTTGACTGTTATATCATCAACAAACGTAGTTTTGTTGTTGTCGGTCCATATCTGGATAACGCCCGCGTTAGATGTCGTTGTCCGGACAATTCTAGTTTCTGTAGTATTCCCAGCATTTGTAACAGTACTTACTAACGTCCCACCCGCTATAACATTCCAAAACGCGCGCTGTGTCCCTTCAACTCTAACAGATATAGAATAAACCTTGTTTGTCTCTAAAGGCAAACTCTGCGTTGGCGATCCTAAAGCAGAACCCGCGCCACGAGACACAGACATATAGCCTGCCGGTGCCCATACTGTTGTCATGTTTGCCGCATTATCGTTGTTGAATGTCCACCCGCTTATTCCAGTGGCAAAGTTACCATTGGTCACAAGCTCAATACCCGTGGTCTCTACAGGCGTAGGCCAAGGCAGGTTCGCCGCAGATGCGGTCAGGGTCTCAGCGGCACGGGTTACAGTTGACCCGGCTGTGGGGATGTAGGAGGAAGGGGTCGAGCCTGCTTCAAACTGCAATCCACCAAGAATTATTGCTTTGGACGTGTCACCTACATAAGATTGGAATGCCCCCGCCGTTGTTGAGTTTATTAGCCCAAGGTTGACCCGCTCAGAAGTCCTACCCCCTTGAACGAAAGTCAATCTGCAACGATAAAAGCCGTTGCCGACATCCTCCATGGTAGCCGTGCAACCGGATTCAACTGTGACCACGCCGTTGATTAAGTCAAAATTTGCGTAGGTTGTAACATTGCCCGATAAAGCCTGATAGAACGAAAGCTGTAGAAGCCCGCGCCCACCCGGTGCGTTTTTAGCATATATAGAAGCGGTGTGACTATCGCCAAGAGAAAACGAAACCACCTCACTGACAGTGACGTGTGAGGCAGTGGTCGCCGCTTCATAAAGCCTGTCGGCGTTTTGACTTCCATCTGGTGAAATGTCTGTATTGCCCGAAACAGTTACATTGCTCCCCTTTAACCAGACCCCGTTCGTGTAGTCTTGGGAGTACGAAAGCAAGTTCGTCCGCGCTTCGCTCTCAAGCTGCAAGCCATTGTTGGCCCACGCGCCGCCTTCGTAAAGGTGTGAACCCTCGCGGGGTACACCATCGGCAACAGTTACAAGCGTTCCTGTGCTGTCAAACATGGTCGCGTTGCCGGATCGGGCAAAGGTGGTTGTGCTTGCTAGTGTGGACTGAACATTGTTGCTTCGGTAGTAGCCATTAATAAAGTCTAAGAAAAACTTAGATGTAGAGGAAAACAAGTTACCTTTGTACCATGCAGCCTTCATATCAGATATTGTACCAGACAAACCTGCGTTAGACAAATAAGCTTTTTGCTTATCGTCCATAGTTCCAGCATACCCTTGGTCAGCAAGGGAGTTGAACTCTTGGTCTTGGCTTAGGTCTGGGAATAATCTCACTGCATCATGCCTTCTTCTTTGAGACGAGCCACGTCCTCGCTAAAATGGTCGTAGGCTTTTGCAGTTGTATCTTTCTTGACAGTCTGGACAGCTTTGGTCCTACCTTTCCAAGGCTCATCAATGAGGTACTTGGCAGCAGCAAAACTGTTCTTGTCACCAACATTTGTAGCAGCAGCAATAATAACACTAAAGGCTTTCTGCTTACGCTTGATGTCTGCCTCTGAGCGCCAGTCAGCTAGGTACGAAGGCATGAAGGCAGCTTCACGTAGCTTAAGCCAATACCGGAGGTCACTGAAGACAGCATCAGCAAAGACAGACTCAGTAGGATCATCAACAGTAAGGGCAACATACAATTCTCTCAGACAAGGAAGGGAGGTATCCAAGCCATTGAGAGACATAATAGGTACATTCTCAGGCTTACATGTTTCTTTGAACAAGCTATTGGTCTTAGGCAACCCGTTAGTCGTCCAGAGTTGGTCTTTACGGAACATATTCTTCTCCAGAGACAAGGATTGTAGATATTATAACCACTACGTGGCCCAGTAGGGTTCAGAGGTAGTGGTCGTATGGGTTGAGTGAGGTAGGTGGGATTTGAACCCACGGCGATCAGCATAGAGTACCTGCCAAACGCTTCCCGTCGGAATGCTTTAATCCTCTCAGCCACTGCCGCACTCATGGGGTACATACAAGTTCGGACTATTCGTCGTGGTATCGGGCACTTGTCCACCCACCAACTTTGTATGTACCACAACAATGCGGCTTAGTACTGTTCTTAGACAAAGAAGAAGGTTTTCCCCATACTACAAGTATGAAACCTTAAGTATTGTTATTCTTTAAGAGTATTAAGCTTAAGTTCTTCATACTGTTTGAATACTATAAGTATATTATAACATACTCCGCGAGGTATGTCAAGCATAAAGTGACATACTAGGTGAAATAGTTTACTAGGTGTGTCAAACTAGGTGGTTCTGTCCCTCCAAAGGTAGTAAATTTTGC